ACGCAAAGACATAGAACAGGTTGCCTTAACCTTGTTTGAAAACTTTATCCGAAAACTTTAATTTTATAAATAGAAAATCATAAGGAGATTCCTAATGGCATCAAACAAATTATTCGAGGCAGCCGCAGAAATTCTTGCACAAAGCAAGAGTTCGGCAACAGCTATGCCCTCGCAAAAACTAGATGGCGAAGTTATTGACTTGGGTGGACCAACACCACAAGACGGTAAGCCAACTGACGATTCTAATAAAATCGACACAACAAAGGGCGCTAAATCTGCAGCTGCTCCAACAACGAAGCCATCTGCCGCTTCTGCCAAAATGGAAGAAGCAGATTCCGAAGAAGAAGTCATTGCTGAAAAAATGCATGATGACGAGAAGAAAGAAATGATGAAGAAAAAGATGAAAGAGGATATTGATGCTCTTTTTGCTGACGATTCTACCATTTCAGAAGAATTCAAATCCAAAGTTTCTACAATTTTTGAAGCTCGTGTCCAAGACCGTGTTACTCAAATTGAAGAAGAAACCGAAGAGCGTTATGCTGGTATGCTTGAAGAAGCAGTTGAATCCATCAAGCAAGATTTAACAGAGAAAGTTGATGACTATCTATCTTACATTGTTGAGCAATGGATGGAAGAAAATCAAATCGCTATTGAATCTGGTCTGCGTTCAGAAATGACCGAAGATTTTATTGCCGGTTTACGCAATCTATTTGCAGAGCACTATATTGATGTGCCTGCAGAAAAAGTCGACCTCGTTGATGGACGAATACAAAGAGAAACTTGAAACCATTCGTGAGAACTATTTTCCATCTGGCATTAAAAAAGCTAGTGAATCACAACTTCAAGAAGAAGTAACTGATGGCTCAGAGAAGCAAGTCGTTTCTAACGACCCTTATGTTGCCGCAGTTGCAAACGCAATTTCTAAAACTAAAATTTAATTAAACTCTAAGGAGAAACTCAATGTATTTGTCCGAACAATTACAAAAAAAATGGGAAGGCGTTCTGGATCATCCAGATATGCCAGCTATTAAAGACCCATATCGTAAAGCAGTAACAGCCGTTGTTCTTGAAAATCAAGTTCAAGAAATGGCTAAATCTGGTAGCATCCTTCAAGAAGCTGGTTCCCCAACAAACTTTGCTGGTACAGGCGGTTTTAGTGGTAGTGCAGCTGCTGGCGGCCCTGTTGCCGGTTTTGATCCAATCTTAATCAGTTTGGTTCGCCGTTCGTTGCCTAACCTCATCGCTTATGATATTTGCGGTGTTCAGCCAATGACTGGTCCAACAGGTTTGATTTTTGCTATGCGTACCAAGTATGCATCACAAGGTGGTACAGAGGCATTCTACAACGAAGCCAACACAGGTTTCGCTGGTGCAAACGGTGGCGGCGCTCAAATCGCTCTTACTGTTCCTACTGATACTGCTGCTAACAACACATTTGCTGGTAACGCTGCTGCAATCGCTGCTATGACCACAGGTAGTGCTGAAGCTTTAGGTGATGGCGCCGCTGGTAATACATTCCAAGAAATGGCATTCTCTATTGAGAAAGTTACTGTAACTGCAAAGACCCGTGCTTTGAAGGCAGAATACTCATTAGAACTTGCTCAAGACTTGAAAGCAGTTCATGGTTTAGATGCAGAAACAGAATTAGCAAACATTCTCTCAACAGAGATTCTTGCTGAAATCAATCGTGAAGTTATCCGCACAATCTATGGTGTTGCTAAGTTAGGTGCTCAAGTAGGTACAACTACTCCTGGTACATTTAACCTTGACACAGATTCCAACGGTCGCTGGATGGTTGAGAAGATTAAAGGTTTGGCATTCCAAATCGAGCGTGAAGCTAATACAATTGCCAAGACAACTCGCCGTGGCAAAGGTAATGTTTTAATCTGCTCTTCTGACGTTGCATCTGCATTTGCAATGGCAGGTTTGTTAGATTATAACTCTGCTTTACAATCGCAAGTTAACCTCACAGTTGACGATACAGGTAACACATTTGCTGGTACAATGTTTGGTCGTATCAAGGTTTACATCGACCCATACTTTACCACAAATTCTACCAATGAGTTTGCTGTAGTTGGTTACAAAGGTACAAACGCCTATGACGCTGGTATTTTCTACTGCCCATACGTTCCGTTACAAATGGTTCGTGCAGTTGATACTGGCACCTTCCAGCCAAAGATTGGTTTCAAGACCCGTTACGGTCTCGTTGCCAACCCATTTGCAGAAGGTACATCACAAGGCCTTGGCGCATTAACTGTTCAATCCAATAACTACTATCGTGGTTTCCGGATTTCCAACTTGATGTAATTAAAAACTCCAACAAGAGAGTTCTTAGAGAGACCACTTCGGTGGTCTCTTTTTTTTGGCGTATAAATAGTAGTATGACAGCAATCACAAGAAACCCAGCCAATCCAAATTATCTACACCCTAATAAGTTTCAATTAAACTTTGGTAGGGCGTCTAATGTTCAATACTTTTGCCAGTCTGTAAGTGTTCCTGGCATCTCCATGTCTGAAGTTTTACAAACAACTCCATTTGTTGACTTGTATAGACCTGGTGAAAAAGCCATTTACGATTTATTAAATGTTACCTTTATTGTTGATGAACAATTAAAAGCATGGTTAGAAATACACGATTGGATCCGTGCTATGACTTTTCCAACCAATTTCAAAGAATACCAAAATTTAGGCCTATTAAGTAAACAAGCTGGTATAAGGCAAGAATTAGGAATTGGTCCCCAATATTCTGACGCTACATTAACCGTGTTATCAACGGCAAATAATCCAACTCACCGATTTAAATTTTATGAAGTATTCCCTACAACACTATCCACATTTGTAATGTCGGCATCTGATACACCAGACAGTATCATTACTGCCGATGCCACATTCAGATATTCCTATTATGATGTTGACATAGTATCACAAAACTGATATACTCCTATAAGGAGGCTTTATTATGAACAAACTTGACGAAGTATTAGAATTGTGGGCAAAAGATTCTGTTATTGATAGAACAGAACCCGGCAAAGAACTCACAAACATTCCACAATTACACAGTAAGTATTTGAATATACTTTCACGGCATCGCCTATTGGCAAAAGAAGCCGAGTTTAAGTATAACAGATTGAAACGAATTAAATGGGAATATTATACAGGTAAACTAGATGATGATACTCTTAGACAATATGGATGGGAGCCATTTCCATTTGTATTGAAATCTGAAATCAATACCTACTTTGAAAGTGATGATGACTTAAACAAATTAGTGGCATCAAAAATGATACATGATGAGATTGTAGATGCCTGTCAAAGTATTCTTAAAGAATTGAATAGTAGAACCTATCAGTTGAGAGATTTTATAGCATGGGAGCGGTTCATACAAGGTGTCTGATATTAGATTAGAGAAAGTTAATGAAGCTTATATTCGTGTTCATTCAGAAAGAAACATAGCTCAAGAACTTTCAGACTATTTTACTTTTTATGTTCCAGGTTACCAATTCACACCTGCATACAAAGCACGATATTGGGATGGAAAAATACGCCTATTAGATTTACGAACAATGGGTTTGTATCATGGCCTTGTTCCTTATATTCAAAAGTTTGCTGAAGAAAGGCAATATCAAGTAGAGATTGATTCAGAGGTAACTGCTACTGAGAACTATTCTTTAATTGAAGCCAAAAAATTTATTGAAACACTTAATCTTCCACATGAAGTGCGAGATTACCAATTAAATTCTTTTGTTCATGCAATACGAAACAAACGAATACTTCTGTTATCTCCTACCGCATCAGGTAAATCTCTCATTTTATATTTGATACTCCGTCAAATACAAGATTCAGGCCACAAGAAAGGTCTATTGATTGTTCCAACCACATCATTGGTTGAACAAATGTATAAAGACTTTCAAGATTATGGATACGATTCAGATAAACATTGTCACCGACAGTATGCAGGTAAAGACAAGGTTACAGATAAGTTTCTAACGATTACTACATGGCAATCTATATACAAAAACCCACCAGAGTATTTTGAACAGTATGATTTTGTTCTTGGTGATGAAGCTCACCAATTCAAAGCCAAATTATAAAGCCACATCTACCGCAGAACTAATCCAAAACAAACAGTTAGCAGACTTTAAAATAAAATGCCTTATATTAAAGTATCCCGATTCTGTTTGTAAAATGGCTCGTGATTGGGACTACAATACAGAAGTTGAATATATAGTTATGAGTGTTGCTAGAAATGAATTCATTAAAAACCTAGCACTATCTTTAGAAGGTAATTCTCTTATTCTTTTCCAGTTTGTAGAAAAACATGGCAGAGATTTACATTCAATTATCAAAGAACAAACAAAGAATCGACAGGTATTCTTTGTTTACGGAGGAACAGATGTTGAAGTCCGTGAATCAATTCGTGCTATTACTGAAAAAGAAAAAGACGCTATTATTGTGGCATCTTATGGCACTTTCTCTACTGGTGATGATTTCCGTATAGGCAAATTTACCAATTACACCTTGAAACATTTCGTAGAACGTGTTAAAATATACGATGATGAAAAATTCAATTACAAGTTTTATAACATAGACCTAAAAAATGGATAATATAAAAATAGTAAGACTGCAATCAGGTGAAGATGTTATAGCAAATTATACTGATGATGAAGAAGGCTCAATTACTTTAACAAACCCAATGACTTTGATGTTTAAAAGAATGCCAACTGGCAGAGCTGTAATGATGATGAGTCCTTGGTTACCTTTAGAATTAGTTGAAGATAATGTTGCTAACATATATGCTCAAGACATTCTTTCCGTATTTCAACCAAAACAACACATTATTGATTATTACAATACAACGGTAACAGAAGTTGAAGAAGATAGAAAAAATGATGAGATGGATGAACTGCATGATATGGAAGAACATGATTTGGAAATGTCAGTAGAGGAAGAACAAGAGGCTATGGAAGAATTAAACCTGATTCGTCAGGACATTAAGAAGAAGCTTTTACACTAAACTTGCAAACGGAACACCGCTACTATAACATTGTCAAGCGATAAATGAGGCAAATGTAGCATAAGAATGGTGCTTTTTCTGGAAAGTATGATATAATGATTGTATGTTAGAATATAATGAACAGAACCTACAAACAGTATGTGAGATTATCAAACGAAATCTTACACCAGATTTGTTGCCAAAAAAATGGATAATTAAAAACGAAAGTAATCCTGCCTTTGGCCATTGTCATAATGCCTCTGGTTGTTTGTATAAGATATTTGGTTCTAAACAATTAAGTTTGTACCGAGGCTTTGATGGTGAAATATATCATTGGTGGGTACAAGACAAAGCAGGTAAGATAATTGATTTAACCTCAGAACAATACACAAGTATTGGTAAATTACCACCTTATGATAAAGCTGAGAAATCAGGACTACTTGGTTTTGATTATAAAAAAAGAGTTCTTAAATTGCATGACAGAGTAGTAAATGAATTGAGCGGTAATAAATTAGGATTATTAAATCATTATGAGTAAAAAACACTATGTCAACAATGCTGACTTTCTGGCATCTCTGATTGACTATAAAGAAAGATGTAGAAAAGCTAAGAAAGACAAAAAGGAAGACCCACCAATTCCAAATTATGTTGGTGAATGTTTTTTTTGCGTAGAATTCAAAAAGAAAAAAAACAACTATATGTAAAGTATAAAGCAACACAACAATTTGGTATGCTTGACGAAGGCGAAATGTATGAAGATGCTGATGGTCATATGAAGCAGTTTGAACTTTATGATAACATTGCAGAGTTCATTGAAACCTTTGAAGATGCCAAAGAAAAGAAAAAGAAAGCAAAGACTAAAGGCCTAGAGAAGTTTCTTGACGCTGACGAATTGGACATTCCAAAAGAACTATGAAGATTGCTCTTATAAACGACACTCATGCAGGTGCTCGTGGTGATGACCCACGATTTAATGAATTCTTTTTTAAGTTTTGGGAAGGCACATTTTTTCCTTATCTAAAAGAAAATAACATTAAACACATCTGGCTATGCATGAGTTGTTTGACCATTACAATAATATTAATGTGATGATTGAACCAAAAGATATAGAGTATGATGGTCTATCTGTTGCTATGGTGCCATGGATTAATTCAAGTAATTATGAACAAGCTTTAGAATTTCTAAAGACAACTAAATCGCAAGTAGTATTTGGACACTTTGAGATTGCTGGGTTTGAAATGGACAGAGGTAATGTGTGTCATACAGGAATGGACAAATCAACCTTTGATAGGTTTGATATGGTTTTATCTGGTCACTTTCATCACAAGTCTACCAATGGTTCTATTCACTATCTTGGTAATCAATATGAAATAACATGGGCAGATTATAATGACCCTCGTGGTTTCCATGTGTTTGATACTGAAACAAGAGAGTTGACATTTGTTTCAAACCCTAATAGAATGTTTCATAAAATTAACTATGATGATGCAACAACTGACTTTGCTTATTGGCAAAAATTTGATTATGCAGCCTTG